TTGATGCATTAGACTTTGGTGGTAATTATGTTGCTATGATTGGTGGTGCAATCGTTGGTTTAGCAAAAGGTCTTACTCTCGCTTTGGTAACACAAATTGGTGGTGTAACAAAAGCAATTGGTAGATTTTTTAGAATTGATGTTTTATTAAAAGCAGTAGGCACAAAAGTTGCTACATTTAGTAAAACTATTGCAAACTTCTTCAAACCAATTACAAATTTTTTTGTAAATATAACTAGACAGTTTAAAGCAGGATTTGCAGGTTTAAAAACTGCAAGAAGTGCCACTGGTCAATTCATGAAGTTAGGTATTTTTGGTAGAATAGGTAGTTTCTTTGCTAGTGTTCTTAAACCTTTCAAAGATTTAGCAAATGTTTTAAGAGGAGCATTCTCAAGTATTTCAACAGGTGGTGGAATTATATCAAAGTTTTTTGGTGCTTTAAAAAGTTTTTTTAGTGTCTTTATGACGATTGGTAGTAAACTATTAATCCCACTGCAAATAGTTATTGGTCTGTTTGCTGGTATAAAAGGAGCATTTAAAGGATTTACTGAGTTTGAAGGTAATTTTGTTGAAAATGCAATTGCTGGTGGTTTTGGGGCAATCAAAGGTATTATTAACTCATTGATTATGATGCCTTTAGATTTATTAAAAGATGGAGTTTCTTGGATAGCAGGTAAATTAGGTTTTGAAGGATTTGCTGAGATACTAGATGGATTTTCTTTTACTGAATTATTTACAAACTTAATTGATGGAATAACAGGACTTATTACATCTATATTTGAAGATTTTGATACAGCAAATATTCTTTCGAGTATTATGAAAATTGCAAAAAGAATTGTATTGTTTCCAGTAGCACTTTTGGCAGGTGCTGGTGCGGCATTATTTGGTCTATTTAAAGGTGACCCAGTAGGTGCATTTAAAGAGACCTTTAATAAAGTTCTAACTGCAGGTGAAGGTGGTGCAACTGCAGGTGGAACAGGTGGTAGAACTGCTAGAAATGCCAGTAAAGAAAATGTGCCTGAACAAGAGTTTGCTCAACCTACTGGTGGAAGACGAAATAAAAACAATCTAGAAAAACCTGACCAGATGAGTAGAGCAGAAACAATAGCGGCCGCTGAATCAAGAAAAGAGTCAAGAGAAACAGTAATAATAGATAACTCAACAAATAGTAGTTCTTCATCACAAGGTGATTCACTAGTTATGTCTGGTGGTCCAGAACCAGCAACAAATAGAAGAAATAGAAGAGGTTAAAAAAAGGGCGATACTGAGAGGTAATTAGTATCGCCCTTAAAAACTTGTTTTTATATCAACAAGTTTTACGATTCGTCATTTGCCAATTTAGCAAAATAACTCAAAGTTTCATCATCTGATTCAGTAGCATTAACTTCTGGTGCTGGCGCACTTGCAGATACAACTGGTGTTTCCATCGAAGATGGTTCAACTGCTTCTGCTGTTTTAGTTAAGTCTTCACTTTTTTGAGTCATACCTTCACCAACTGCTTCACCAAGAACTACAGATAGTCTCTGCTTTAGTTCATCGTAAGTCTTATATTGAGTAGGGTCAACGAACTCTGCAACATTAAACATAGAGTTGTATGTTGCTTCAAGTTTAGTTTCGTCTGCATCATATAATGATGTAGTAGGTTTGAATGAAGATTTATCATAGTTTCTGTAACCAGCAACATTAGTAATCTTTAATTCAAAGTCTGCACCTGCCCAAAAGTCAAATGGGTTAACAGGTTCTTCGCCAGGGAATTGAGGTTGCATCACGTCCATAACTTTGTCCATGATTTTCTTACCAAAGTCATATAAAAAGACTTTACCTTCATTGGCACGGTTTGCAGGGTCTGAGACAACAAGAATGTTTACTACATGATGTAGTCTACGTTTTTGTGTTCTTGCAGTTTCTTTATCTGCATCGATACCAGAATTCCATAATCTAGAATTCAATTCACCCAATGGGTCTTTTTGACCAATAGATGTAAGAGACTTCTCTACATACCATTGACCTGTAGGTCCCTTGAAGAAATGGTCAAAGTATCTTACCCATGGTAGTTCTTGACCTTCTCCTGCTGGTAAAAATCTGATAACAGCATAACCATTACCTGATTCATCGACAGTTGGTTTCCAGAATCTTTCATCTTCATATGATTTCTTCTGAGTTGTGGCGCCTGATGCTTCTTGCACGGCAGAAACGAGTTTTGAGACATCTGTTCTATTAGTCTTTAAGTTTGCGAATGACATGTATTTCTCCTTTGTATTCGTTGTATTATTTTTGTCCACTTACACATAATATAAAATTGCTGTCATTATACTTGTTTGCACAAATAAAGTCAAGCATTATTTAACATTGTTTAAAACAATGTATTCCCTTTAGGTAACATATGCAAATCCATACCTTCTGCTTCAACTTGGTCTTTGATTGCTGGAGATATGTATTTTTTTATGTCTTCTAATTCTATGTTGTTCGTTTCACATATATGGACAATAGCATCAATGTATCCATGCCCATCATTCTTAACAGATTCAAGAATCATTTCAGTAAACTTTTTCTTTGTTAGAAAATTATTATTTACTGCTTCTTCTTGCTCTTGCTTTTTTGTTGTTTCTTTCTCTGGTTTCGTCATTTTCTCTCTTTAAAATTACATCACATATCCATCTTTTCAAACCATAGTTTGTGACAGGTGCATTGTTCTCGATTATTTTTATATGTTTATAGGTTATGATAAGACTTGTATATTCTGCAAACTTATCATCGGTATATGCCCAAGTAAACTTTTGGTCATTTTCTTCGTATCTATTATTATCTGGATTGTCAATGTCTTTGCCAAAATATTCATAGAATACCCAACTGCCATTTTTCATTTCACATGCATTATAACTACCATGTTCCCACTCAAATGGTTTAGGATTTGGATTATATTGCTTCTTCTTTTTCACAAATAGTTCTCTACTCATATTTATATACCTCTCGTCTAATACACTATTATAACATATTCAAACAAAAAAGTCAACCAGTGAATTTCTTACGTTCTTGTCTGCAAGACGTTTATCAAAGATATTTTCTAGTTGGTTCTTCCAATTTTGTAGACTATGTTTTGCTTTAGTTTTTTCTGAGATATCTAATCTAGTTTGTGCTAGTGGTAATTTACCTAACTCTTTTACTGTCGCAACAAAGTCTGCTTTGCTACAATTCTTCGGTAGTTTTCGATAGTGAGTTTTATCTACTGCTATTGATTCACTTGCATGTTTATTAGATTTATCTGTAATTAATATTGTAGGGAGTCCATGACCCAATGCCTCTTGAGCAGTAATACCATATGACTCTTCTGGACATGTTGAACAGAATACTTTACACTTTGCTATTGTTTCAAGAACAACATTATGGTCTAAGTCAAATAAAGTTGTTTGGGGTTTTTGCCAATCTCTATTCTTATCTAAATATTCTGCATTACTTTTATATGCAATATCATTTGTTAATACTAAACTATCTAATTCATTAGCAGATTGTTTGTGAACGTAAAATGGATTCTTGCTTTCATATGCAGAACCAATTGTTCCTACGTCATATTCATATTCTGTAGAAACTACTTCATTACCTTTTAAATAAGATGGGTGAATGTGACCATGTATTTCATCGAAGTCTGACCCAGTAGTTCTAATTGATTGCTCTCTAAACCACTCTTCTTGATATTCACTTACCATATAAACATGAGCATTTAACGATTGCAATTGTTTTAAATAACTACATTTGTTTTCAAGTGCAATAGTTCTAATGAGTGGTTCATGCCAGATTGCAACGATTGGTATGCCTAGTTTTGAAAGATAATTACCCATACCTAATTGATTTAACATGAGCATGTCTGGTTCGTGTCGACCAATTGCTGATTCAACTATCTGTCTTATCTTGTTTGCTTTCTTATCTTCTTCTGTCACACGAACAGGTATGACATCAAAATTATCTGCAACATCTTTAATAAACTTTTCTATTCCACCAACCATCTTAGTCGAATTGATATCGAAACCTTTATGTGCTGAGTAGGGTAAAACTATTTTCACTTACTGAATCTCGGGTCTTGAAAATTTCTATCGAGAATCATATTGTAGTTATTCACACCTGTAGATAGATGTATGTTATCTTTGAATTTAAGTTTATTCTTTTTAAATGGATTATAGTTGACATGGTGATGCCATCTTCCGTATCGCCACACGACTGTGGCAACGTCTGGGTGCATGTCTGCCAACATCTGCGACTTATTAATAGTACCATCAGTATTGTAACCTTCTTTCATTGCATCTGTATTTTCTGCATGATAAAATTCTGCAGTATTACCACCACTAACTGTTTGAGTTGCCATCTTACCCTGCATGAATGCATTGAACTGTAAACAAACATCACCATCTTTCATAACTCTTAAACAAATATCAGTATCTTCATTGTATCTGCCACGCCACTTATGTTTACAATCATTACGTATTAATAAACAAGAATAGATTCTAGTGTTTGCAACATATGGTGGATACTTTTGATTTGGTGCGATAAAGAATCGATACTGAGGACCAGCAATATAAACATTATCGTATCTGTCAACGAAATCTTCCATAACACGAAAACCTGTAGAACTTTCGAATCGTATTCTTTCATTGTTATGTAATCTATAGAAGTCTGCTAGATTATCATCTAGTACCCAATGACTTGTTGCACCAATACTAATTGAGTGGTCCCATGCCCAGTTTCTGGCACGACCAGGTCCATCACCATGATTCGAAAATGGTGCTTCTAATAATGTCACATATTGACGAATATCAAACGTGTCAAGTGCTTTGTCATAGTCTTGCATGTCTTGTGGTTCGACAACGATGTAATGTGGTATCTTCATACGTGATAAAGACCTAGATGTAATCATTGAATCTGCACGACCTTTCGAAACAATATACATTGGGTGTCTGAGTGGAAAAGTAAATCCATCATCCACCCATCGAAGAAATCTATTCTTTGTAATATCTAACTTCGGGTGCCAGATAGCATTTGTTTTTTCTGTGAGTTCTTGACCAATACGTTTAGCAAAGTCTTGATAATGTTGCTCTGTACGAAAATGCATATGTATTGTACGAAACGATGGGTTTTCTTCTTGCACATATTCTGGCATGTCAACCCAATGTTCTTTCCATTTTGCATTGACATCTGTAACACCTTCATTGACTTCTATATCTAATGCTGAATCACTCTTGTTTTTAGAACGAGGAAGTAATAAGTTCTTATCTATCTTAATACCAGTAGGTTCTTCTTCTTCACCAAATAGTGAAGTCTCTGGGTCTGCTTGTGGATAAAATGCAACTTTAGTTTTATAGTCAACACATTGACCAATCAAAGAGCAGTATTCTGCCATGTCATCGACATTACGAAAATGTACATATAAAACTTTATGTACACCTGCTTTTTCTTCTCTTGTTAAAACTTTATCGGGGAGTGCAGTAGTCAGTTCTTCACCGACATACTTATCTAATGTTGCTTTGTAGTCATCTTGAATTCTATTATCTGTATCTAGATAATTATCATAAGATGAACTCTCTCTTACTTCTTCCATGTATTCTCACGTATTTTTTGTATTCTGTGTATTATATCAGGAGAATCAACAAATGTCAAACTTTATTACATTCTCCAGTCTAAATGCTCTCCACTGTTGGACATCTAAATCAAACACTTTGATAACTCTATCTGTATCTTGATAGTGCCAAAGTAATTCTGACTTTGGCATTTTATCATCTGGTATTTCAGATTCCATTAGAGTACATTTCATGACTCTTGTATGACCGTCTTTCTCTTTAAGAAATTCTACGTCTACAATATTATTTATAAGATTTTTAACTGTAGAAATTCTATC